ACTAAGAAGTCACCCGTCTGATAGCCGAACTGTTGAATTGCAACACTAGACCTACTCATCTTGTTTGCAAGATTATTTGCACTCGCAGCAAAACCTGTTTGACCAGCCTTAATGCGATCTAGTTGCTTTCTGTATTCCTCTAGGGTAATAATGCCCCGACGAAGTGCCTCATCAAGGTCTCGAAATTGCATTTGCATGGCTTCGGAAGCTGCATAACCTTCCTTGAACCTACGCTTAAGATCCAATATCCGTGCAGCAACTTGTGCCTGCGCTCGTGCTAGTTCTTCAGCAGCTTGTGCAGCCCCTTTAGCGGCAGCTTGGTTTTCTAGTTGTTTACGGTACTCACGGACGAGGGCAGTGGCTTTAGCAGTGCTATAACCCATCTTCTCGTAAGCACCTACGAGTTGTTCTAGACCTAGTTTGTAAGTCTTAAACCCTATAGTCCCCTTGGCCTTGGCATCTACAAGCTGTTTAATACTGTTTTGGACAGAGTTGACGCCGCTTACCAAACGGTTTACTGAAAGGCCATTCATTTCTTTTTGAAAAGCACTCAGTTTCTTACGGGCATCCGCAAGAGATCTTACATCAACAGAAAGGACAAGATCAGCCATTCGCTACCCTCAAGTATGCAGAGTCTAGTTTCTTTATTATTTCTACATCCGCAGGAGATACGGGTGTAGCAGTCAATTCGGACCAAGCCTTAATCTCAGAGAACGACAAACCTTGGGGGCCATTAAAACCTGAAGCTCTACCTGAGTTCAGAAACAAGAAAGCAGACCAAAGATGAGACAGTTGATAGGGGAACTCTGGTCCCTCTAATTCTGCTGGTCTCCTCCCGGTCTGCTTCTCCACTGTCTCTAAATGCGCTCTCACGGTAACACCATTCTGATCGGTCTTGCTTAACTCGAACTGATGTTGAGCATAAGCAATAAGTCTACCGATCAGTTCTTGGTAAAAACCTCAAAGGTATTGATAGCCTCCTCGACTTGCATCTTAAGCCAGAAGACCGTGTCGTAAACTTCCTTAGCCTTGGCTTCAGTCAGCTTGGGCTTCTTACTATCATAAGTAATGTTCCAAGACTTCGTGATACCAGCCAACAGGTCAATACTGGCATTCTCTAGAGCTTCAAAGTCGATGTCGTCACCCTTAGACATCTTCATACGAGCAGACGCTTGCTTATACACAGAGGTCTTGTAATTCTTCGTATGAGGAGCATATACCTCTACAGCCATCTGAGAGCCATCATCATTGAGGAAAGGCTCACGGGTCGTAGGGTGGACAATCTTGACTTCAATAGTTTCACTTGTCGGGGTAAGATCTTTAAGATCCATGTCGGGATATCCTTGTTATCGGGAATTATCGGGTGCGGTTTAATAACGGGAGGGACCAACACCCGACATATCAGCCCCTCCCTACCTCCGCAGTCTTGCGACCGAGGAGGATCAGATGCTATCAGGGACGATAGATTACGATGTTAGAGGTCTCTCCACCCAGCGAGTCGTCATAGAGAGCGACAAACGACAGAGTAACCAAGCGGCTCTGCGGGTTCTCCACAGGAGTATCAGCCGAGTTAATCTTGACCTTGGGGAAGAAGAACTTATATTCGTTGCTACCCGAGGGGTCATTAACCGACACATCAAAGGCAGTCTCAGTCTCGTTAAGGAAACGGTTGATGAGAGTTGCATCTTCAATATAAGCTGTGATAGTGCCTTCAATCTCACAACGACCAAACTCAAGCTGGGGAGTAGTGCTTTCACCGATCACGAAGGTCGGGTTCAGGTTGTTGTTGATGGTGAAGTCAACCGAGGTCACAGCAGTCAGAGCCGACAAGGCACCATCGTGGTTACCAAGGCGGAAGTCGCCACTGTAAGCATCAAACGGCTGGTTGATAACAGCAGCATCAACAGTCTTTTCAGAGGTGGACAGAGCCATGTCCTTACCTACCATAGAGAAGGTGCTGGTAATCATCTGGTTAGGCTGCATGGAGAACGAAGCCTGCGAGACAACCATACCCGTGAACAGCTTGGCTTGGTCGATATCTGCAAGGTAGTCTTCAACCGACAAAGACTTGAGGGTCGTACCAACCTTGAGTTCGTCAGGTGCGCCAACAGGGCTTGCATCCCAAGCATTGAACATCAGGCTCTCAAGCAGGCTGTCGTAGTTACCATTACGGAGGTCAACAACGATATCACCAGAAGCGGTACGGTTACCATGACGGTCCACACGAGGCATACGGTCAGACTGGATGTCGTTACCCGTCACACGTTCTTTGCTCAGGTTAAGCGAGTGAGTAGTGAACGGAAGCTCCGTGAAGTTACCAGCAGGCGTAGTACCAAAGGTTACTTCGGGGAGGAAAGAAAGACGGGTGCGAGACCCCTGAGAAAATGCCATGTGTGGCCTCCTTATCTCAATCGTAGATATACCAAGCCACTGTGATAGGTGTCACATACCACGGGCTATTGATGTAGGATGATTCTTGTTGTGAGTATTCTACAGAGACAATCACACCATCAAAGGAAATGTCTGTCGTAGAGTTGAACCTAGCCAAAAGCTGATCTGTTAGCGTCTGACTATTGCCGGGGCCTGATCCCTCGGGGGAATAACAGAGGATGGTCATAATGCCCTGATAACGATGCTCAGGGTTAGTTCCCATCACTGAAGGTCTGCGAGAGGTAGGTTGGAACTGGACTTTGATGAAAGCTGTGCCAGTAGTCGGGGAGTATTCTACGTTCTCCCAAGCAATAGGGGGAAGCGTAAACGAACTGTCAACTAGGTGCTTCTCAAGTGCAGCCCTGATCTTCTTATAGATTACACTCATGGGTTCCTAGCCTTTGCTTCTGCGGCTGCTTGGGCTGCTACTCGACTATGCTCACGGGCTGTCTTACGATAGGGAGCATACCCATGTTCGTATTCTACTTCATCTGAGTGGAAAGCGTCGTTAGAGAAGACCACTTGATTGGCAGCATCAGGGAGTGCGCTAATCTCAGAGAAAAGTTGGTTCAGACCCTCTTGTGCGTAAGGCTCATAGGGCTGCTGTCTAGGCTTACCCTCAGAGCTTCTTGTCGCACCAACGGCAGTAGTTCCAACGTGATGACCAGTGATGTATGTTCCAGTGTCCACAGGGGAATTAAGAACTAGTTGCTCAGACATACCCTCAAGATATAAATCTCGGTAGCCTTCGATCATCTGCTCTAGCTTCTGGAACTTACCGTCTAGACCACGATTAACTTGAACCCTAAGCATTATTCCCTCGTTTGACAGATATAGCAGACGGGGTTAGTTCCTGACATGATACGCTCAACAGAAACGACAACAACTGTGTCACCATCTCCAGCAAATGTATCACCCTTCTTAGGGGCAGTGATAGCCACACTAGAGGTATCCACTAGGGGAATAACGAGCCTACGATCCCCAACAACAATACTAGTGCCTGTAATGTCACCTACGCTGTAGTTGTAGAAGTAACCTTTAACAGTCTTTGTCGTCCCTGAGCTACTTGTTCCACCAGTGGTAGGGTCGTAGGTAGCTGCACTCTTGGACACATAGGTCAGGTTCTTGCCGTGTTCGTTAATAAGCCTAAGAAGATCTGCGGACCTAAAGGACATTGCTGACCCCCTTATTATTCGTATTCAGGGCTTTCATAACCCGGAGGATTACGGAACCTATCACGACGGAAAGAACCCTCTACACGGTTAGTATTGGCACGGACAGCATTGATATCAGAGATAGTCAGACCGCCCGCAGCGACACCAAGAACTGCACCATTTGTCTTACCACGATACTCAAGATCTTCAGCCAGCTTAAAGTATTGTGCTGCAAGGTCTGTGTAGTCAGCAGAGAGAGCGCCATCTAGTGTCGTATTCACACGACGGGAATAAAGGGAAGCAATAACTCTAGCTACCCAAGATGCAGCACTGTAGATGTTGTTGCTGCTTTCAGCGAGAGCAAACGTGATCTCTTCGTTCTGAACCTGTTGGTCAGTTGTATCAGTATCACCAACCAGCAGGCGCACACTGTTCAGACGACCAGAGGATGTGCTAGTATCCAAATCAGTGGGATCATAGGACCACGCCATTTATTCACTCCTGTGGAGACTGGGCATCAAGGATATCGTCGCGGATCTCGTAGAACCTGTCTTCAATCCAGCGGTTATTACGAAGGAAGCTACGAAGAAGACCACGTTGTTTGTCGTCGATCTTAGACTGCTTGCACTTCTTAGCGGTATATTCAGTCACACCATTTGTGCGGGCCTTAACCTCAGCATTCAAGAGGGTGACAAGAGTATCAAGTTGGGCTGTCGTCATCTCGTTGAGACGGTCGCCAACCTTAGTCTCTGCCTCAAGCTCAGTGTTGTGATACAGATATCCTGAGTTGTACAAGATACCAACAGACTGAGCGGGGAGATTACGGTTGAGCCAGTTAAAGTGTTCGCCCCGTTGCCACTCTTTACCATCAGAGATAAAGGGGGTCTTGACGAATACAGGCCAGTCAATTTGCCAACCGAGGTAGTGAGGATGTGTCATCAGTAAGTGTCCTTAGTCGGGTTAAGGAGGGGGCGGGGGCCACCCACTAGAGCAGCCCCCACGAGATAAATTAGGCAACAATGGTGTCGAAGAACACACCGAGGTCAGCACCCACGACTTTCATGTCGTAGGACATCTTCACCTGAATATGCTCTGCAATCTGCATACGCTTCAGAGCGTCGTCCGAGAACGATTCAACAGTGATGCCGAGGTTGTTGACGCCGGGGATGTTGTTCCAAGCGAAGGTCAAGCCCGAAGCAGGGGTCATCAGACCAGCATTGCGAGGAGCATGAACCAGCAGAGCCGACTTTCCACCGATGAACGCATTGCTTTCTGCAAGACCTTCAACAGCAGTGTTCTTGACTGCTTCCATGACGTAGAAGTTCTCGACCTCGAAGATCTCAGCCAACTTAGCATTGGTGATGAGGGCGGTGTTCGTCACAGTTGCACCACCGTTCAGGCGGGCAAGAATGTCGGGGTGGTTGATGAGGATGTCACGGACTTCCTTACCGACGACCATAGTGTTGGGCTTGAAGCCACCCGACTTGAGTTGCATTGCAGCGCGAGCATCAGTCACGTTTTGGATGGGGGTTGCGTTGGTGTAGTCCGACCACTGACGAACTTGACCAGCGCTAGGCGAACCTGCAACACCATCGTACTCCGTACCCCAGATACCCGTTCCGAAGAAGGTCGAAGCGAACTGCTCTTCACGATGGATCATCAGACGCATTGCAAGGGTCTGAGCGCCAGCGGCACGGATGTCCAGCATTGCATCTTCGTTGGCGAGGGTCTGCTCGTCAAAGTCCATGCCGAGGCCATAAACGTCAGCAA